AGACTCCTTGTTGGCCTGAGTACTGGAGTTTGGAGGATTTGACTGCGGTCCGCGCGTCTATACCTGTTAGCAAGTGGAATGCTCAGTATCAGCAGAATCCTACTGGTGAGGAGAATGCGATTATACCTCGGGAGTGGTGGCGTCGTTGGGAGAAGAAGGTTGTTCCACAGTTAGAGTATGTGATTCAGAGTTACGACACGGCGTTTAGTAAGCGTGAGACTGCTGACTTTTCGGCTATTACCACTTGGGGTGTATTTTATCCGAACGAGGGCGGCGGCGGACCTAATTTGATATTGTTAGACAGTAAAAAGGGGCGCTGGGATTTTCCAGAATTGAAAGCTATAGCTTTTGAGGAGTACAAGTTTTGGGACCCTGACACGGTTATCATTGAGGCGAAGGCGAGTGGTTTACCGTTGACTCAGGAGCTTAGAAGTGCGGGTATACCTGTAGTTAACTTTACTCCGAGTAGGGGTAACGATAAGATTAGTAGGGTACACGCGGTAAGTCCTATGTTAGAGTCTGGCATGGTTTGGGCCCCAGACAAGCCTTGGGCTGACGAGTTAATTGAGGAGGTTGCTGCTTTTCCTAATGGGGAGCATGACGATTTGGTTGACAGCATGACACAGGCATTAATGCGCTATCGGCAGGGTAATTTTGTTCAATTGCCAACAGATGATTGGCAAGACGAGGAAGTTTCTGTTAAGGTGCTTTCATATTATTGACGGAGGGCCTTATGGCTATTGGCGGATTAATGGATACGAGCAACGTTCCGAGTCAGTTGGACGAGGCTGATTTACTTGCGGAGTTAGAGATTGAGTTACCTGACTCTGGCAGCGAGCCGTTGTTCACGGACGTTGGTGATGAGGTTGAGATCATTGAGGAGGACAACGGGGACGTTACTGTAGATTTCGAGCCCGGGTTTGATTCTGACGACATGGGCGACGAGTTTGGCGACAACTTAGCCGAGTATTTGTCGGACACGGAGCTTTCCCGTATTTCGAGTGATTTGGCGAGTGAGTTTGACAGTAACAAGGCTTCTCGTCAGGAGTGGGAGGACACTTATTCCAATGGTTTAGAGTTGTTAGGATTTACTTATTCTGACAGGACTCAGCCGTTTCGGGGTGCTAGTGGCGTTACTCATCCTTTGTTAGCGGAGGCTGCTACTCAGTTTCAGGCGCAGGCGTTTAATGAGTTATTGCCGTCTTCGGGTCCTGTTCGCACTGCTGTTATGGGTGTTGAGAACCGCGAAAAGGCTGCGCAAGCGTTACGCGTTCGTCAATTTATGAATTATTATTTGACTAATGTCATGGAGGATTACACTCCTGACATGGACCAGATGTTGTTTTATTTACCGTTAGCGGGAAGTACGTTTAAGAAGGTTTACTTTGACGAGGCTTTAGGTCGGATTGTAAGTAAGTTTGTCCCTGCGGAGCAGTTAGTTGTTCCTTATGAGACTTCTGACTTGGATTCTTGTCCGAATATCACTCAGGTTGTTCGGATGAGTTTGAACGATTTGCGTAAGATGCAGGTTGGCGGTTTTTATCTGGACATTCCTGTGACTCCGGTACAGCAGGAGTTGGGCACGGTAGAGAGTGAGATTGATCGGATTAGCGGGTTTGAGGCTTCTCAGATTGATTACGACTGTACTTTGTTAGAGAGTCACGTTGATTTGGACCTTGAGGGTTACGAGGACCTTGACGATGAGGGTGAGCCTACGGGCATTAAGCTTCCTTACATTGTGACGATATCTCAGGACAACGGTCAGGTGTTGGCGGTCCGTCGTAATTATTTAGAGGACGACGAGTCACGCAAGAAGGTACAATATTTTGTACATTACAAGTTTTTGCCGGGTTTTGGTTTTTACGGTTTAGGTTTGATTCACACGATAGGTGGTTTGGCTCGTTCTGCTACGTCTTCTCTTCGTCAGTTGATTGACGCGGGTACGTTGTCGAATCTTCCAGCGGGATTCAAGGCCCGCGGACTGCGGATCAGGGACGATGACGAGCCGTTACAGCCGGGTGAATTTAGGGATGTTGACGCACCGGGCGGCGCTATTCGTGATAGTTTGATGCCTTTACCGTTCAAGGGACCGGATCAGACGTTATTCCAGTTGTTGGGTTTTGTTGTTCAGGCTGGGCAGCGTTTTGCTACGATTACTGACATGAAGGTTGGCGACGGCAATCAGGACGCGGCTGTTGGCACGACTATAGCGATGTTGGAGCAGGGGTCTCGTGTAATGAGCGCTGTACACAAGCGTTTACATTATGCGATGCGTCAGGAGTTCAAGATACTTGCTCGTGTTATGGGCGAGAGTTTACCTGCTGAGTATCCTTACAGCGTTGCTGGTGCGGATCAGACGGTTATGGCGACTGATTTTGATGACCGTGTTGACATTATTCCTGTGTCTAATCCGAATGCGTTTAGTCAGTCTCAACGTATTCTTTTGGCGCAGACCAAGTTACAGTTAGCGACTCAGGCTCCTGATATGCACAACATGCACGAGGTTTTCCGTGACATGTATGAGGCGTTAGGCGTTACTGATGTTGACAGAATAATGAAGGCGGTTCCGGACGAGGAAGCGCGGCCCTTGGACCCTGCTCAAGAGAACATCAACGCGTTAGATAATGTACCATTGCAGGCGTTTTCTGGTCAGAATCATCAGGCTCACATCATGGCTCACTTAGTGTTTGGCGCGAGTCCGATGGTTGGTCAGTTACCTCCTGTTGCTTTGTCTTTGCAGAAGCACATTATGGAGCATGTTAAGATTGGCTCTGAAGAGCAGGCTATGGCTCAGATGCAGCAAGCTGGTCCGGTGGCTGCGGAACAGCAGGAGTTGCAGTATCAGACGATGGTTGCTCAGTTGGTTGCGGAGGGTATGCAACAGGTCAAGCAGCTATCTGGACAAGTGTCTGGTCAGGGCCCTGATCCTTTGGTACAGTTGAAGGAGAAGGAACTGGAGATCAAGTCTCAGTCGGAGCAGGCGGATGCGCAGGTAGATCAGGCGAAATTGCAGCTTGACGCTCAGAATCAGCAGATGCGCGGCGAGCAGTTCCAGCAACGCCTTGCGAGCCAAGAGGCTCAGACGGACAAACGGATTGACAGTGCTATGCAGCGTGAATTGTTAAAACAGAGAGGACAGAATAATGGCTAAAGTAAAAGTAAACGGGGCCCCTGCGGGACCATCTGCGAAGGCGGTTCCTTACGCTCAGATAGATAAGCAGGGTCGCATTCCTTATGGGAAGACTGCTGACGTTAAGATTCCGGTCACTAATTCCTATGAACCTCATTCTGGCATGAAGCGCGGCACGGCCCGCGGCATGGGGGCGGCTACAAAGGGTGGCGGCTACTGGGAGTGCTAGTGCGTGGAGATGGACTCACTTTGGAACGTTTTTTTGACGGCGTCTCTTGGCGGCTTGGGTTGGTGGATTAAATCCCAACACGAGGAGTTAAAGCGCGTCCAGATTCTTTTGAACCGGACGCGCGAAGAGATGGCAAAGGAGTATGTCACTAAGAGTGATAGCACTACTGTACTTGGACAAATAATGACAAAATTTGACCGGATTGAAGAGAAGATCGACCGCCTTATGGAGAGGTAAATGGATGGCTGTTCTCGAAACCATCATGGCGGCGAACGCGGCTTATGGCGTGATAAAAAAATGCCTTGAAAATGGGCGTGAAGTTAAGGATATGGTGGGACATGTTGGCAAGTTCCTATCCGCAGAAGACGATCTTAAAGACGCAGTAAAGCGTAAAAAGAATAACCCGATTACAGCTATAACTGGCGGGTCAGAGGGCGATTGGGAAGAGTTCCAAGCCCTTGAAAAGATTCAAGAACAGCGCCGCGAATTGGAGTCTTTTTGCAGATTGTATGCCGCTCCCGGCACTTGGGACAAGTGGATAACTTGGCAGGCTGAAGCGCGTAAAGCGCGAAGGGCCGCCCAAAAACAAAAAGAAAAGGAACGTGAAGAGTTAGTAGAGATGCTAATGATGTGCTTGGGGTGCTTGTTTGCTATCAGCGCAATGGCAGCACTTATCTTTGCGCTGGGTCGGTACATGGAGAAGTGGTGATGTGGTTTCTTGTGTGGTTTCAGTTTATGAACAACGACCTCAAGTATCACCAGTTGTCCCAGCACCCAGATCGGGGCGAGTGCATGAGGGCGAGAGATGATGCGAAGGTGCTGGTCACGAGTCAGAATATTATGGTGCAGTGTTTTGAGGTTATATCAGAATAGACTGGGGAAATACGTTGTGTGTGACAAAGATGGAAAAGTTGTTATAATAACTGAACACAGGCACCACGCTATTGCTTACGCAAGGAGTTTGAAAGATGTCAACTAAACTTGATGAGTGGAAAGTTCTACCACGGTTAATGATGCTGGTTACAACTATTATGTACATTCGTTGTTTAGAGTGGGCGATGTCTCAACCAGATTTGTCTGTCAGTCAAGCTGGATTAATTTCAGTCGTAACAGGTGCTTTCACAGGAGCCTTCGGCATATGGATGGGCAAAGAATCGACCACCACTGTGACATCAAATAAGATTGTACACGAAGAGAGGTACGACAAATGATACAGGCACTGATCGGACCAGTAGCTGAGTTAGCTGGTGGCTGGCTTAAAGGTAAGGCAAGCGCACAGGCTGCGAATGCCAACTTGAAGCTAGTCGAGGCGGAAGCAAAGGCTACCATCATGAAATCCGCCG